CTACTTGGGGTCTGTTTTGCTGCATCATTTGCAATTAAAGGCGTACCAACTGTGATATCCAAACTAAGAGGCAAGGAGTAATGCTTATTATTATTGCATCTATCCTTGGTGCAATTGTACGTATATAAGACGGTAGCAACTATTAGAGTATGAAACTGAGAAAGTAACATGGCTGAAAAAAATAAGTATGAAAGAGGGGGGCATAAGTTTCCCGGCTATAACAAACCTATACGCACCCCTAAAAAGAATAAAAAGTTTGCTGTTCTTGCCAAGCAAGGTGATGATGTAAAGCTTGTACGTTTTGGTGATCCTAACATGTCTATTAAAAAGGGTCAGCCAGCGCGTAAAAAGAGTTACTGTGCCAGATCAGGTGGTATTAAAGGGACCAATAATAAACTTAGTGCTAACTATTGGTCACGAAAAAAATGGGACTGTTAGTTAATTATTATCCTACATCCCCCCAGTCCTTCCCATAGACACCGAAGTATTCCATCAGAAGACAACAGGCATCTTCTACTTCTTCTAAGTCACGATCATCAGGGAAACAATCTGAAACAAAACCGGTATCATCATGCAGTTCATACAGTAACTCGGACAAAGCTGCTGCTGTGACTGTGGTGGTGAGTTCGATGTCATCAATCTCTTTTAACTTTTCAATAACAGTGTTGTAGAAGATTTCGTTAGACATACTGTTTTCCTTTCTGGTTAAGGGCACGAAGTATCCATACTGCATCAACAGGGGTAACGGAATAAAGGTAGGCTGTCTGTTTAATCTGATCCTCCCATTCTTGAACGTGCGATCTTACGTTTAAGGGCTTCAAGGTAGTTAGCAAAGTCCAAAGCTTCTTCAATAGCATGGTCAATCCAATCTTCTTCTGTTAAATCATCACGCATCATAGTGGTTCCGTACTTTTTCATACCCTCTGCACTACGTTTACGTAACCGTACTATGTTGGTTGCCACCACAGGGTCTTCCTCGTAAATAGGTTTATAAATGTCGTCAGGATTGTAGTACTCATAACCGGGAAAGTCCTTCAAGTCTTCTACTTCAGGATAATCCCATGCGTCTTCAGTTGAATGTCCTTCCATAATCTTCATCACTTCCTTACCGTACATATTAGTCTTTCCTTTCATACGTCACTGTTGTTCTGAAATCTGCACCATAAGCGGGACACACTTCTATTCGCTTAGGAAGGTAGTGTTCATCATCTTTATCCCTCCCTTCACCGCAAATAAAGAAGGCCCCTGTATGCTCTGCTGCAAGGTGTCTAAAGACCTTCCAAAGTTTTTCATTCTCTTCTTCTATTGAAAGGTTTTCCTTCATCAACCACACTCCTTAAGGTTACTCACAGGTTCGTTGTCCAGTCTGGGAATCGATGAAGCAAGCTGCTCCATCCTCAATCATATCTTGCTCAGGCTCAATCTTGTTCAAGATACCGTAGCGTTTACCACTTAGTCGGAACGTAGTAACACCTTTAAGCTTACCCTTCCAAGCATTATAGTACACATCTTTAAACTCGTCAAACGTTACATCATCACCAACGTTGATGGTCTTAGACACTGCACTATCGATCCACGGCTGGACTGCAATCTGCATGGCAAGGTGTTCATCCACACTCAACTCATCTGCAGTCTCGCCTTTGACACCATGGTAGTTCCATGCGTAGTCCTTCAGAGGAACCTGAATTGGACCCATCTCAGTCTGCACAGTGCGGTTAACTTCATGTGCAAACACAGGCTCAATGCCACTGCTTACATTATCTGCTGTGAAGCTGATCGTACCTGTTGGTGCAATAGAGGTAAGGTGACTGTTACGCATACCCTGTGATTTGATCTTGTCCTTCAGGTCTTGAGGAAACTTCTTCACAAAGCCAGACTCAAGGTACTGATCTGCATCAAACAACTTGAAGCTACCTTTCTCCACTGCCAGATCAGACGATGCTTCATATGCAACCAAGGCCAGAGTCTTAGTCACCTTACGTGTAAACTTCACAGCATCTTCACTGCCATAGCGAAGACCCAAGAGTGTAAGAGTATTGGCAAGACCAGTAATACCAAGGCCCATCCTACGCTTATCTTGTGCTTCCTTACGCTGTTTCTCCAGAGGGTAGCGAGTACGATCAATGACGTTGTCCATAGCACGAACCACATGAGGAATGTCATCTTTAAACAACTCCCAATTAAACTTATTGTCAGTCACGTATTTGACAAGATTGAAGGAACCAAGGAGACAGGCTCCATAGGGCGGCAATGGTTGTTCACCACATGGATTGGTAGCTTCAATTGTCTCGCAATAGGACAAGGGGTTGTCTTGGTTAATACGGTCAAGGAAGAGTACCCCCGGTTCAGCCCAGTCCCATGTTGACCGCATAATCTCTTCCCAAAGCATACGGGCGTCAATGGTCTGGTATTGTTTCCCTTCAAACCGAAGAGTGAACGGTGTACCTTTGACAACAGCCGACATGAACTCATCGGTGACCCCGACAGATATGTTGAAGTTAGTAAGGTCATTCTCATTTCGCTTCGCACGTACAAACTCCTCAATGTCTGGGTGATCTACACGTAGGACAGCCATCATTGCTCCACGTCGGTGTCCTGCACTAACAATTGTTCTACATACAGCATCAAAGATACGCATGAAAGAAACAGGGCCACTGGCAGTGCTGTCAAGAGAAACAATCCTATCACCACTGGGACGAATACGACTAAAATCATACCCAATCCCACCGCCTCTGCGCATAGTTTCAGCAGCTTCTTTAGCCCTGTCCATGATGCTGTCCATAGAGTCTTCAATGACTCCCGATACGAAACAGTTGTAGGCTGTAACATCTCGTGGAGACCCCATAGCAGATTGAACTCTCCCGGCTGGCATAAATCGTTGCTCAAGGAAGATTCGTTTAAGCTTCTGTCGATGAGCCTCGCCGTCGGACATTGCTGCTGCGTTTCGTGCTGCTGCTTCTTCGAAGTTTTCGTATGGCAGTCGGTACTTTGTTGCATGGAGTTCGTCACATTCTTTCACCTTCGGTCCAAACATTAAATCAATCCTCCAAGATTTGCTTCTTCATAATTCGGTCCCTTCATAACCTTACCTGTCACACTGTCACGGATAGGGTTACCGTCATCATCTAACTTACTCATGTTGCTCTCATGTACCCGGTTGAAGGCAGCATCAAAGTCTGCTCTGTTAGTTCTGGCAAACGAAACAAGGGTACCTGACAGGACGTACTGAAGGTCAGCAAGTTCTTTAAGCAGGTGTTCCCATTGTTGTGTGGTAGGGTCTTTGCCATACGTCTGACACACCTCCATCTCCTGAAGAACATCGCATACTTCCTGTGCCTCTTCCATAATCAGACGGCGGCGTAGTTCCAGAGTAGGGCAAGTAGGTTGACCATTGACCGACAGGCCCATTGCCTCATTGAACTCCTGAACCTTGCTCTCCCTAGTGCGTTGCTTTACCATATTGTTCAAACTCCTGTCCTGCTGCTTCTGTTTCAAGGTGGTGGCTGATAGTCTGAAAGATCACATCAACGGAGTGTTGAAGTATTTCCTTAGTATACTTACTCTCCGTCATCTCTATCTCAGCACATAACCGTGACACTGTGTTAAGTCTGTTGACAAGGATGTCAGGGTTGTAGTAGAAGTAATCACTCACTGACATCGGGGCTTCGTCGTTGTTGTCTGAGAATAAGTTTCTGATTTTGTCTAGCATTTTGTTTTCTCTTTTTATCCTGTACAATACGTTGTCTGAACAAAGGGGATTGTAATGCTTTAGCTGAAGGACTCCTCTTCTTCTTCATCATACACATCCCTGACCAGCAGATCAAATAATTCAAGGTTGTCTTCTATCTGGACCTCTAGTATATCAATGATCTCCTCCGCTGTCAACCCAAGAAGATCAACAATCTCGGCGGCGGTATACCTGTCCTGTAGTTCGTATTTGATTTCAATGTCAAGCATCCTTGTACTCCCGCATCAGCGTCTCAAGGCGAAGGAAGGTAGGATCGAAGTCACCGTTCTTGACATTACGTTTATGCACAATCCCCCGCCAGTGTTGATTGCCTTGTGGACCCTTGTACTCCTCATCATCAAGATAAGATGCACCGCATGTGATAGACCACATCATCCCTTTATCATCCGCCCAATCAGTATGAATGTCGAGACAAGGTCGGTGTCCTTGCGTGACAGATACCTTAGTCTGCTCCATCGAAGCTTTACTTGAAGCTTTCGGATTAGATGAGTTACGGTTCTGAACATAGTGTACGTACTCAATACCGTCTAAGATGACAGGATAAAGGAAGTCGTGAACAACAAACCCAAAATCCCTAAGCCGCAGATTGTCATAGCTAAGAGTACCGTCCAGAATTGGATTGGCATTAACATGTCGCTTAATACGTTCTTCATGATTCCCCACAGTGAAGTGCATCTCAGGTTTATACTGTTTCTTCTTCTGCTCTTTACATTGAAGGTTGTGTAGATGGACAGGCTTAAGCATATCAGCCATTGCTTTCACACCGGCTTTGATATCCTCAACATACCTTGCTCCTTCTGCCTTCTTGGTTCCACGATCATAGCTGCT